GTCGGCACCGCACAGGTTGGCGTGGCGCAGGTTGGCATAGCGCAAGTCGGCACCGCACAGGTTGGCGTGGCGCAGGTCGGCACCATGCAGGCAGTCGAATCCATGCTCTTTGAGGATGGCTTCGATGTTGTCGCCTTCGAGAGTGCCGTGTGGTGTGGTGATTTTCATTGTGGCTCCTTGACGTGTTGACGTTGCGTGCCCCGTCCTGACGAGTGGATGGGGCTGAGTGGCTGGCACTGGTGTCGAACCAGTGCCGCCCTTGGATTCCGAACGCCCCTTTGACTGTTGGAACACGACCTGAACGTGTTCACGGCCGGTGGCGTGGCCGACGGCGACTGGCCGTCAGGCGGACTTGAAAGGGTTTGCAAGCACCGGAATGCCTGCGTTTTTGATAGAGAGAGAAGAGATTGGAATCCTTGGGCGGGCGAACCGTCGTCCAGCCAATGCGCCGACAGTGCATGTACGGCAGAGAGATGGTCGGCGCGTGGATAATATCGATATTCAGTTATGGCCCGCCAGCGACGGCTTGAACGTGGATGTCCATGGAACGTCCCGTTTTGTTGTTTTGTTTCATGGACGTCGCTGGTGGGAAGTCTTTAGTCGCGTGGCGCGAATCTGACGATCAGCCACAATGCGGTGGCGATGTACACGCCTTCCACCATGAGCGCGGCGTTCATGCTGCCGCCATGCCATGTGAGCATGATGGTCAGGCTGGCGATGAGTCCGATGCTGACGAGCGTGAAGAGGATGCGGCGCAGCAGGTAGTTCGGCTTCTTCCGCTTCTTCATTGCTTGCATGTCTTCAAGCCGGTAATCATGGTCAGTCATCGTCGCTCCCAGTGTTCACTCGCTTGAGTGGGAAGGCTTCAGGCGGGAGCGTTTCGCATACAGTCGGCCACTTCACATACTGTCTACCGCCATTCCAGATGGGATCAGCCGAGTCATCACATGTGCATGCCGACCAGTCATCATCTCTGTCCTTAAACAGAAGCCGACCATCATTCGCGGTGACATAGAAGCCCCGCTCCTTCGGCTCTTCAGGCAGCGGCTTCTGTTCGGCTGACTTGTCGAGTTCCGTGAGTTGGCTGAGCAGGTGGTTGGTTTTCTCTTCGTCGTAGTCCTTGCATGCCGTGATGAGGTCTTCGATGATTTTTTCTCGCTGTTGGAAGATGTTCATTTCTTGTCCTTCTTCTGGTTGAGTTCTTTGAGTGTTAGTCCGATTTCGCGGCGGAGGTTCATGAGGTCGGTTTTGTTGAGCATGTGTTCCTGGTATCCGCCTGCCATGTCGAATCTGAGTCCGATGAGGCAGCTGTGGTCACTGCTGTGCGTGCCGTCCTCGATGATTCGCAGTTCGAATGATTGGCTCATCGCATGTTCCCTAGGTCGTCGTTGAGCGTGTAGGCGAAGTTGTCGAGGGTGCTTTCAGGGATGTCCGCAAGGACTTCCTCGCCGTCCGCGTGGAGCTCGATGAGTTGGCCGCTCTTGTCTTCCTGGATGCGGATGGCGTAGCCGGTGGTGCCGATGAGTTCGATTCTTGGTTTCATGGTTTTCCTCGATTCCGGTGGCGCCGGCGGGTTAAGCAACTGGCTCATGTTCGGTTTCCTTAGGCTTTGAATTGTTTGATGCTGTCAATCGGCTGGATGAGGAGCATGACGAGGTTTTCAGGTTCCATGTCGAGCATGGATGCCGCTTTTTCGATTTCGTCCGTCGAGAGTGGCGTGTGGCCTTTGAGCCTGTTGTTTACGGCTCTGATTTCGAGGCCCCATGCTTTTGCTAGGTCTTTCGGTGTCTTGTCGTGTCTGGCGAGTTCCGCTTTGAGGTTTCTGGTGGCTGTTTCCGTCAGACCGGCCATTCATCCTCCTCGATTCCCTGTTTGGTGAGGCATGTGCGCCAGTCGTGCCAGCCGGGGCCGCGCATGTGGCCGCACGGGTAGTGGTCGGGGGTCTTGGTCTTTTTGGTGCTCAACATCTCGTTTTTCCTTTCGACGTTTTTAATCTATGCAAATTCGTAGATTTATACTATGAATTTGCATAGTTCTTTACAATTTGCACACAATGACTACGTAATTGGCTATACTGGAGGCATGGGTATGAAAGCAAACGAAGTGACCACATTCGCAAAACAGGTCATGCGAGAGTGCGTCAGACTCCAAAAGCAAAGCGGCATGACCATCAAGGAATTCACCAAGGCCTGCGGCTTCGGCGAGGACTACTGGTACAAACGGCAGAACTTCACGCGCCCGCTCAACCTGAGTGACCTGGAACGCATCAGCGAAGTGACCGGCGTACCCATCGGAGACATCGTAATGGACTCCAAACGCCATGCTGTCGAAGCCGCCGAGAGGAAAGCGCAGGCAGGCGGTTATGGTCTTGCCGCCTATAACGCTGCCGGCAAGCAGGAGGCCATCAATGGAGAGGCTGGGCCGGATTACGACGAGCCTGCCTGACCTGCCAATAAGCCGCGACATGACCTACGGCGCCATGCGCCGCGCCATCGTCGGCCTGCCCGTCACCGTGTCCAGCGCCATCCTGCCGGACGGACTATGGGGCTGCTACGACGCCTCCACAGACGTAATCCTCATCGACCGGCGACTCACGTATACCGCGAAAAGATGCGTGCTCACGCATGAGCTGCTGCACTGGAAGCATGGTGACGATGGTTGTTCGAACGATCGTTCGAAGCAGGAGCGACGGGCGAGAATGCAGACCGCCCTCACGCTCGTCAATCCCACCGAACTCGCACTGCTCGAACGCATGTACGACGATGACCTATGGTCGATAGCCGATGAACTGGACGTGACCATGCAGGTGCTTGCGGACTACCAAGCCACGCTCAACACCTCACCTAACGGACGAATCACCTTTAGCGATATCAAAGAAAGGGTTTTCAATGCGTAAAAAAATCATTGCCATCACAGCTGCGACGCTTCTCCTGGCGACGGTCTGTGGATGCGGAAGACAGCAGGAGCCGGATTCCACGACGGCCAAGACGCCGGACGTCAGCGCACAGCAGGCGAAGCCACAACAACAGGAAGCCGAGAAGACGGCGCAGAGCTTTGTGGACGAGTTCAACGCGAACTCATCGACGCCGATAACCGACGTCGAGAAATTCACGCCGAGCGATTCGGACGGTCCCTATTATCGGACGGAGTATCGCACCGGCGCCTTCTCCACCGCAGACGCTCTCCACGGGAGACTGGGCCAATCGTCAGTGGACGTGCTGGTCTACGGGGCAGTGCTCGGATGCGGGAAGAACGACATGGTTCGCGTCTACGTCGATGGGCCGCATGATGAGATCGACAGCGTATTCCCCATCATGGCGAAGATGCTTGATCCGTCGATTTCCGATCAGGACATCCAAAGTCAGATGGCGAAGGAGTATCCGTCCAATGATCTGCTTTACGCCGATACGCATGAGCTGATCGAGAGCGCTTATGTCGATGGCGATCATGCGTTTCTCGACGCGAAAATCAGCTAGCGGTTTATAAGTCTTTATAAGTCTTTATAAAGCTTATATTCGCTTCAGGCATTCGAAAATTTGCGCGGTCTGTGCGGCATCGTCGGCGGCCCTATGCCGCTCCGTCTTGGCGATGCCGAAATAGCGGATGAGGTCGAGCAGTCTATGGCGGTCAAGCTGCGGCAAGAGTGTCTGAGAGACTTCCAAGGTGTCATAGAAGCTCACGTCCGGCATGCCGACGCCCGCTCTTTCGGCTTCGCGGGCGATGACCGGCAGGTCGAAGCGGCGAATATTGTGCCCTATCCACGTATCATGCCCGCAGAAAGCGTAGAACTTGGGTAGCGCTTTGTCGATGGTGGGTTTGCCTTTGACGTCCCGGTCAGTGATGCCGGTGATCTGCGTGACCTTGGCCGGTATCGGAATCTGGGGGTTAACGAGCTGGCTGTATGACGCGACTTTGCGTCCGTGCCTGATTCTCACGGCTCCTAGCTCGATGATTCGAGCGTTTCTGTCCAATCCCGTGGTCTCGATGTCGATGGCCACGTAATCGTCCTCCACGCCATCATTCGTGTCGGCATGAGTGATTGGCGCCGTTTCCACTGTTGGAGCGTCTGAGGTGGCTTCCGGCGATGATTCAGGCGCATTCTCCGCTTGATGCTTATGGCGCGGCTCAGGCTTGAGGAAGAGATGCCAGAAAAACCATGCGAGGAATGCGAGGAGCAGAATCGTTATGATGCTTGTGGCCAGATCGTACTTCGGCGTGGTGATGGTGTCGTATATGCCGTAGATGCCGGAGATTGCGAACAGCACGGATAGCACGAGGTAAATCAGTTTCTTCATTTTTCCCCTTCCTTCTCCTTGCTTCAAGCTACCGCAGATGGGGATTGGACGTGCCGATTCTTTCTTCTTTCGGCGTGTTGGCGCTCTTGTAAAAGAAATATGTAAACACATGTATTACATGTATACGGGATATTTAAATATCCCTATGAGTTTTAAAATAATATATCTCTGTGGGTGTGTTTACTATACCTCATGTGGTATAGTATTTCACATAAGAAAAGCCCTTGGCGTGAGGTTTGAAGAGCACGCCAAGGGCAGGAAACGGACTAGCGTCTCCACGTAAGATTTTACCTCTAGGCGTGGAGAGGAAAGCGATGGAAAAGATGGGATACCGCAACGCTGGAGCAGTCTACGAGCTCAGCCGCGCAGGAAAACTGCTCAAGCCGCGAGGCGGCAAGATCACGGTGCACACGATGGCGGAACTCGTGCTCATCGACATGGCGCTCTCAAGCTATGACTGGGACAGCGAACACAAAGAGCCAAGCCGCGACGCGAAGGCCAAGGGCTATCCATGCCGCTACTACACGAAGGGATGGAAGACGCTTGCCGAAGACCACGGAATGATGGCACTCTCCCCCGAGCAAGTCATCGGCAAGTCTGAAGAAGAGGTGGAAGCCGCGATGAAAGCGCGTGAAGGCACCGCCAAAGCACGAATCGTCCAAGCATGGAAATTCCTCCGCGACCAAGGACTCATCAAGCGCCTACAGCCCGCCACCCTCGGAAAGAACGCCGGATACTTATTGCTGCTTGGCGACGACAAGGAGAATCGTGCCGTGGAACGGTGGGCGCGCCAATGCCTCGGACTACCAATGATCTGGTGAGCAGTGCCCATCCGTGCCCACATTTTGCCCACACTTTTCCGGTAATTGCAGTGATTTGGAGTGAATTGGAGTGAAATAGGAAAGCTTGAAAACCGTTGGAAATAAAAGGAAAACCGCCATTTCTGGCGGTTTGAAAAAGTGCCTCCAGCGGGACTCGAACCCACAGGAGAAAAGCTTCAGACACTTGCCGTTTCAACGGTTCCATCAATGC